CCCGGCGCGGTCGCGGGCCATCCGGGCGCGGTGGGCGAATGTCTCAGGGGCGAGTGCGGGGCTGTGCTGCTCGGGCATACTGGGCTCCGTCCGTTCTGACCTAGACACTCAGAACGCTACTCCCCTGTGGTGAAGGGGGAATGACGAATGCGCCCCCTGTCCGGCTCATGGCCGGGCAGGGGGCGCATTCGCGGGTTACGGGGGCCTTGCCGGGCGCCCAGGCGCTCGATGCGGCCTGAGCCGACCGACGGATCGTCCCTCCGTCGGCGGGCGGAAAGGGCTGTAACGGAGGCAGGGGCCGGGCGTGCGTCCTGCGGGGAACTGGTGCAGCCTGAGGACATGAGCGATGCGCCGATAGTCGTGCACCGGCCGAGCCCAACCGGCGGCCGCCGGGTGACGATACGAGACCAGATCTACGGCCTCGCTCACAGTGACGACCATGTGGTTGAGTTCCTCCGCCGCGCGGGGCTCCCCGACGCGGAGGCCCTCCTCGACGACCCCCGGTGGGTCGAGTGGCGGGGCGGCCGGGCTCACCTCTACGAAGCCGCGTAACGCCGCGAGCGCCCCCTCCGCCCGCAGGCGGAGGGGGCGCGGTGTTAATTCTGGACGAGTTGGTAGATGAGGCCGGCGAGGGCGACGAGGACCGCGAGCGAGGGCAGTGGCCAGCGGGAGCGCTCCAGCGTGTCGAGTCGGCTGTCGTGGTCGTCGAGCCGCTTGTCGGTCTGGTCGCCGCGCTGGACCAGGAGCGCGAGGGAGCCGTCGGTCCGGGCGAATCCCGCCTCCATGGTGCCGCGCAGCTTTTCCAGCTCCAGGGCCACGTGCGCGGACTCCGACGGTGTCACCCGCGTGCCTCCGGCTCGTCGGTCCGGAGCCATCCGGGGAGCAGGCGCTGCACTCCGGGGAGCGCCATCACGCGGGCGAACCCGCCGGCGACCGCGAGGGCTCCGGCGACCCACGGGAGGGCCGCGGGGATGCCGGAGGCGTCGACGATCGCGGGGAGTACGACGGCGAGGCCGAGCGCGGACTGGAGGATGGTGCGCGCGGTGCGCTTGGTGGTGTCGTGCATGGTGGTGTCCTTTCAGGAGAAGAGGAGGTGCCAGGTGAGGGGCCCGGGGTACCCGTCGGCGTCGCCGCGGAGCTCGGTGCGGGAGCGCTGGAAGTCGGCGACGTTCAGCCGGTCGGCCTCGCCCCACTGCCGGGACGGGCCGACGCGGTAGTGCTTGCCGAAGCCGCGCTTCACCAACTGGCGGCCGAGCTGCTCGATCGCAGCATTGGACTGGCCCGGGCGGAACGCCTCGCGGCCGGGGAACGGCGGCCGCTTGGCGGGCGCGGGCGGGGTCGGCTTCTTCGGCGGTACGGGCTTGAGGTCGAGGCGGTCGGCGATCCGGTCGCGCATCGAGTCCATGGAGAAGCCCTTGGGGTCCGACTTTCCGGGCTGCCACTCGAGGTGGCCGATGACGGACCGCTCGCCCCAGCCGTACGCCCGGCAGATCGCGGCCGCGGCTTTCTCGATCGCCTCCAGCTGGACGGCGGGCCACGGGTCCGTGCCGTTGCCGAGGTTCTCGCACTCGAACCCGTAGAAGGAGCGGTTGCCGTCCGTGTCGGCCTCGTCGTCGGTGGGCACGGGCCGTTCGGCGATGACGGCCTGGAGGACGTCGCCGTCGCCGGATCCGGCATGGTTCGCGCGGCCGGCGGAGAGCAGGTGCACGACGCCGTCCTTGGCGATGACGCCGTGGCAGAGCGGGCCCGGCAGGCCTGCGTAGCCGTCGTGGCAGATCCGCACGGTGGTGGCGGTGCCCTTGGTCACGGTGTGGTGGATCATCACGCCGTGCACCGGGCCGAAGGGGCCCATGTGGTTGCGGTTGTGGGTGCGCCATCCGGGGTGCTCGACGACGGTGACGCCCTCGGCGCGCAGCGCGGCGAGGAGTCTGTCGGGGGTGAGTGGTGTGGCCATGGTGGGGACCTCCAGGTACGACGAAAGCCCCGGCCGGAGGCGCGGGGCGGGCGGTAGAGCGGAGTACGCGTCAGATGGGGGCGTCGATGAACAGGCCGTCCAGCAGCACGCCGTTGGTGGTGTTTCCGGCGCCTGTGGGTACGCCGACCTGGAGCAGGCCGCCGGTCGAGATGGCGGCGCGGACGCCGAAGAAGCCGGTGCTGCCGCCGGTCACCTGCCAGCCGTGCTCGAACGCGGGTCTGAATCCCACGTTGAATGTGAAGGCGGTGGTGTTCACGTTGGCCACGATCGTTCCGGAGGTCACGGCGAGCCGGCCTTCGTACTCCCAACGCTCCTGGCCGAGGATTCGCAGCTTGCGCATGCGCGGGGTGTACGACGCGGCGGAGAACCCGCTGGCGAACGAGCCGATGGCGGCGAAATCGGTCCACGGCATCGTCTCCTCGATCAAGAGGGAGTTGAACTTCGCCGCGGTGAGGGTCTCGCCCGCGAACGTGGGCGTGTAGACCATGGGCCGCCTCCTTACAGGCCGAGGACGAGTGGCTGGGCGAGCCGGATGTCGGCGCCGGCCGTGTGGCTCTTGCTGACGCCGTTGATGGACCGGATGACGGTGGCGCTCTGCGTGAGGGTGGTGCCGGTGATGGCGGTGACGCGGACGACCTCGCCGCCGACCCTCAGGTCGAAGGGGAATTCGGCGGGCTTCTCGGCGGTGGTGATCCAGCGGGGCCCGGTCGAGGTGACGAGGGAGAGCGTGGTGGCGGTCGCGTTGACGCCGGCGCCGAGCGTGCACCTGGCGGTGTCGAGGCGTCCGAGGCGGGCGTCGTCGAGGACGCCGATGGTCCACGGGGCGCCGGGGTCGCAGACGAACGTGATCCGCCAGACCTTGTCCCCGACTTCCTCGGTGTAGCCGCGGATGATGAGGTCGACGTCGTCGGGCCCGTACTCGGGGGGCAGATGGGTAAGCCGGAGGAGGTCGCCGACGTCGGCGGCGAGGATGTCGTGGGCGAGCGCGGCCACCCGCGGGTTGGCGAGGTCGATCACGACGCGCGGGTAGCGCAGGCCTTCGGTGGTGCCGAGGTGGACGCGCCACCATGCCTGCTGCAGGGCCTGCTCGTCGGTGTCGAGGGACAGGGTGACGGCGTCCTCGTACTGGCCTACGCCGTCCGGCGGGTCCTGCACGGACATCGGTCCGGTCTCCTGGACCGCGCGCCGCGCGGTGGATCCGCCCTGGCGGGTGACGGCGATGTCGTTGCGGGTGAGCCGGTCGTCGGGAACGGGCCGTAGCTCGCCGCTGATGAGTCCCTGGCTGTAGTCGAGCGTCACGGCCGGGGACTGGGTGTAGAGGGTGGCGCGGGTCCGGTAGAGCAGCGCTCGTGCGTCTCGGCGTTCCAGGAGGTAGCCGAGGTCGGCGTCAGAGGCGGTCTCCAGGGTGTCGAGGAACCGAGCCGGCAGTTGCACGCCGAGCGGCTCGGTGTCGGCGGCCTCGCCGTCGAGGGAGAGGGGCACCCCTTGCTCGGCGGCGAGCCGGACGACCCGGTCCGCAGCCGTTTCGCCGGGGTAGCCGGTGAACGCGCGGTAGTAGTCGGCGGCCGCGGGGCCGCTCGCGCCCCAGTAGGTGAGGTAGCCGACCGACACCGGCCCCGCACTCGGGGCGCCCAGCAGGGCGGTGAAGCGGACGGCCGAGAGGGCTGCGGTGGCGGCGGCGTAGACGTCGCCGGAGACCAGCTCGCCGTCGACGTACACCGACCAGAACGTGCTGCCTCCGGAGACGAACGTCGCGAACCGGATGTGGTGCGGCTCCTCGTCGAAAATGCCCGCGTTCGGGATGTTCATCAGCGTGGTGGACGAGCCGGTGCTGACGACCTCGACGATCACGCGCAGGGCGTTGCCTGCACGGTCGGCGACAACGGACCACTCCAGCTGGGAAGCGGGTACGCCGCGGTCCTTGAGCCGCAGGATCTCCAGGTCGCCGGTGCCGGAGCGAATCCAGTCGATCGCCCACCCGGTGGCCGCTGCGGCGGACGAGGCGACCGTGGCGGACATGTCGCTGTTGGCCGCGGTCTGGAGCTGGAGTACCGGCGGGAGCCATGGGCGCAGGTCGCCGCGTCCCCACGTGAGCCGGGAGCCACCGCCCGAGGAGCGCATCGGCGGGCTGCCCAGGAGCGCGGCTCCGGCGGTGGCTTCCTCGCCGTCGGTGAGCGGCCAGCATTCGATGGGCCCGCTGGCGGCGATGTACCGGTGGAGCGCGTCGTTGAGAGGGCGCCTGCCGGTGCCGAGACGCCGCATGATCCCGGCCGGGGCGATGGTCATCACGCTGTCGTTGCCGCTGGGGTGACGCTCGGGCGTCCAGGCGGGCACCTCGCCTTCCAGGCGCACCTGACGGTTCGACAGGGTGGTGCCGCCGGACAGCGTCCACACCCGGCCGGCGCCGTCGGTGAAGCTGCCCGCCCCTACGTCGGCCTGCGTCTCGGGGCGCATGTCGACGTTGAGCGTCGTGCCGTCGTAGACCTGGACGGCGTGGACGCGGCCGCGTACGGGCAGCAGGCCGGAGAGCCCGTCGGGCGTAAAGCTGAGGTCGCTGCTGCCGACATCCAGGGGCGCGGTGCCGTCGAAGATGGACGTGGTGCCGGACACAGTGACCGGATCGCCGATCGGCAGCCACAGCGGCGAGTCACGATGCCGGGCGTACCAGAACCTGGCGGTGACCCCGCCGGCCCCGTTGTTGATGTCGAGGGTGGCGCGCAGGACGATGCGCTGCCCGTCGTACGCGGGTACGGGCGCGGTCGCGGCCATCCAGCGTCGCGAGGCGGACGTGCCGTTGGGCGACCACAGCAGCTGAGGGATCCGGTTCTGGGCGATGCACAGCAGGTAGGAGATCTGTGACCCCGTCGTGCGGGCCCGGGAGATGAGGGCGGCCGGCGTCGCCCACGAGGTGGGGGCGACGTCGATGCGGACGTCCAGGTCCCCGGCGACGCCGAGGGACGCGTGATCGGGCGTGGAGACGACCGGGAACCCGGACGCGGGGTAGGCGAGGTGCGGTCCGCCGCCCTCGACGGAGAACCGGATGGGTGTGTTGCGGCCGAGCCCGTACAGCGCGGACTCGGGGTCGTGCACGGATACCGCGCCGCTGCGGTTGCCGAGCGTCATCGTTGCGGCGGCCGGCGCCGCGCGGGTCCCGGTCCCGGAGAGCCCGCGCGTGATGCTGACGGTGGTCGACTCCCGCACGCTCACCGGGTGCCAGGCCCCGTTGTAGTACACCTCGGTGGTGCGCGGCGGCGGCAGAGCCACCATCGTTACTCCTCTCCTGCGTAGCGGGCGATGGACCCGTTGCCGGTGGTGGCGACTTCGTACTGCAGGAAGTCGCGGAACCCGTTCCGGTCGGCGTGGGCGGTCACCACGACCTGGACCGCCTGGACCTTGCCCGTGGACGGGGCGGCCATCGTGGTGGGCGAGTTGATCAGCGCGTCGAGCTTGGACAGCGGGAGGACGGCCTCCTGCTCGCGGCCCTCGCCGATCATCGCCAGGGTGGGGCCGGTCGTGATGCCGCCCTCGGCCAGGAACGGGATGTAGGGGATGTAGGGGATGTTCACCCCGGGGACCCGATTCGCCCCGTAGATCAACGTGTTGATGCCCTCGATGGCCTGGTTGATCAGCCAGATCGCGGCGTTGAGCGCGGTCTTGAGGCCGTGCGTGATGCCGTCCCACATGCCGCCGAAGAACGAGCCGACCGTGGCGACGGCGGTGCGGACGTTGCTGATGAGGCTGGTCCACTGGCTACTGACGAACCTGGTGATCGCGCTCCACACGCGGATCGCGTCCGCCCGGGTCCTCTCCCACGCTCCGGCGAGAAACCCGGTGATCGCGTTCCAGATGCGGATCGCGTCGGCCTTGTTCTTGTTCCACGCCGCGGCGACGAACCCGGTGATCGCGTTCCAGACGCGGATCGCGTCCTCCCGGGTCTTGTTCCAGGCGTCGACGAAGAACTTGGTGATCGCGTTCCAGATGCGGATCGCGTCGGTCTTGAGCCCCTCCCAGTACGCCAGGAGCGCGGCCTTGACCTCGTCCCACTTCATGACGAGGACGACGACGATCGCGATCAGGGCGACGATTCCCGCGATGATCAGGCCGATCGGGTTGGCCATCATCGCGATGTTCACGATCCAGATGGCGGCCGCCATGAGGCCGAGCGCGGTGACCAGGATCAGGACGATCGGCACCAACTCCTTGATCGTGTCCTTGTGCTCCTTGATGAACTGGGACACCGACTTGACGATCGGGAGCAGGGCCTCGCCGAGGGTCATCTGCAGCGTCCGCATCGCCGCGTCCATCTGCCGCGCGGGGTCCGCCTCCATGGACTCGTTCAGCTTCTTCGAGGCGCCGGCCGCCGTGTCCATCCCGGAGGCGGCCTTGGCCGTCTGCGGGTTCATGGCGAGCAGGGCGTCGGCTGCCTCACCGGCCATGTCGCCGAAGAGCGCCACCCCGAGTTGCGCGCGCTTGGCCGGGTCCGGGACGTTGCGGAGCTTGTCCAGGGTGAGCTGCAGGGCGTCGGCCGCGGGCTTCCCGCCCTTGCCGATGTCGGCGAGCATCTTCTTGCTGTCGAGGCCGAGGGCCTTGTACGCCTCGCTCGCGCGGTCGGTTTCCTCCGACGTGATGCGGGCGAACTCGTGGAGGATGTCGCCTGCCTGGTCGATGTCCTTACCGCCGGCCTGCACGAACTGGCTCATCATCCCGAACGCCGTCGAGGCGTCCAGGCCGATGCGCTTGAAGTGGGTGCCGTACTCCTGCACCACCGCGGGCACGTCGGCCAGCATGCTCTTGGGCAGGACCTGCGCCGCCTGCGCGAGGACGTCGAACGCCTCGGTGCCGTCCTTGACGAGACCCTGTTTGATCAGCTGTCCGGCCGCCGTCGAGGCGTCGGCGACGTCGACTTCCATCTTCTGCGCCAGGCCCAGCGCGCTCTTGGTCATGTCCTGCAACTCGGCGTCGGTGAAGTCACCGAGCTTGCCCATGGCGGCGGTCACGGTGGACAGGCCCGTCGTGACTTCCTCGAGGGACTCCCCGAACCCGTCGCTGAACACGTCGCCGGCGATGCCGCCGGCCCGCTCGGCCTCCTGCTCGGTGAGGCCGAGCGACTCCTGCAGCTGGTGCTGTGCCTCGGCGATGTCCATCGCTCCGGCGATGCCCACCGCGAACACGGCGCCGGCCGCGACGCCAGCGGCGGCCGCCGGGGCGGCGAGGCCCTCAAGGCGGCTGGTGGTCTCCTGGGCGCCCTCCTCGACGCCTGAGGAGTCCATGCCGATGCGGACGAGCAGCTCGTCGAGGACGGTCATCTCGGCCCCCTTCCTGATCCGGTGAGGCCGGCGTGGATGCCCTTGACGGCGGCGAGGAGCTCGCGGCCGGTCTTGCGCGGGCGCGCGTTGCGGCTCCACTGCACGATGTGGTCAGAGAGCTTGGGGCGGGCGCCCTTCTTCATGTGCGGGGCCGCCACGTCCATGCCGAGACGGGCGGCCACGACGTCCAGGCGCTGCGGGCCGATGGGCCCGTACAGGTTCTGGTACGCGACGAGGCGGATCAGTTCCTCCTCGGTGAACCGCTCCAGGACCTCGCCCGGGGGGATGCGGTAGGCCACGCTGAGGCTGTAGAGGAGCCTCAGCTCTGGCCGTCGCCGAAACCCGCCTCCGCCTCCTGCACGCGGACGGTGAAGTCCTTGTTGTCGTCGGACAGATGGCGGCAGAGATCGAACAGTCCGCCCACGATCCCGGCCGACCTCTTGCTGAGGATGGCGATGCCCTCGCGCAGGTCGGGGAAGACCAGTTCGCCGGTCTCCTGGTCGCGCAGGGCCTTGGCGACGATCTCGGCCTTGCGGGACTTGACGCTCATCTCGATGCTGTCCGCGCTGTCCTTGCGGGTCATCTTGGTGAGGGAGTTCTGGTAGGCCTCCCAGTCCCCGGACGGCAGGCCGGTGACCCGGAAGCGGGCGCCGGGGACCCACTCGGGGATCTCCACGTCGTCCTGGTGGCGGATGTCCTGCGCCTTGCGGATGAGGTCCTTGAGCGATGCCATGGGGGTGAGGCTCCTGTCAGCCGGTCGGGGTGAGGGTGGGCATGCCGGAGATCTTGAACGTGGCGGTCCGCTCCATCTGGCCCTCGGTCGGGTATTCGTCGCCGAGGTCGGTGATGAGGGCGGAGAAGGCCCACGTGTGCTCGTCGGCCTCGCCCGGCAGGATGACGACCTGGTAGTCCCGCAGGTCGTCCTCCTCGAAATCGGCGTCGAGCGCCGTGTGCGTGGAGTTGCCGGGGTCGTAGTTGATGGTCAGTTCGACCTCGCCGCCGTCCTTCAGCCCCTTGATGAACTCGCGGTAGCGGTTCGGGGAGTCGTGGGCGGTGACCTCGATCGCCTCACGGCTGCGGGACGGGCCGCTGATGTCGGTCACGTTGGCGACCAGGACGAACGAGCCGGATCCGGTGGAGTCCCTCAGGAACTGGCTGCCGAATGCGTCCTTACCTGCCATGTCAGGCTCCCAGCTTGAGAACGGCGACGGTGGTCGAGGTGACGCCGTCGTAGGTGATCGCGGCTCGCCCGGTGGCGCCGCGGAAGAGGTTGGTGAGCGGGATCAGGCCCCGCTTGCCGGCGGCGACGACGAGGGTCGCGTCCGCGATCGCGTGGCCGTCGACGTTCCCCGGGGTCGCGAGGGTGACGGTGCGGGGCGAGCCGGAGCCGTTGCTGACGAACAGGAACAGGCCGGGGCCGACGGGGGCGGTGTCGCCGCCTCCGGCCGCTGCGACGGCGGCCGCGTCGAGGTCGGCCAGGCCCCCGACCGTGGTCACGGTGGTGGTGCTGAGCGCTGCCATGGCGCTCCTCTCTGGACATGGCGAAGTCCCGGACCAGGCGGGCCGGGGCGACGGTGGTGGGGCGGGTCAGACGGGCTGCGCGGTGACGACGCGGTAGCGCTGGACGAGGTGGCGGATGTCGCCCGGCGGCTCGGGGTCGGTGAGCGGCTGCGCGAACTCGAACCGGGTGACGACGTGGTCGTAGCCGGGGACCGCGAGCGGCTGGTGGTCCAGGAGCGCGGTGAGCCGGCCGCCGATCTGCAGCACCCGCTTGAACCCGCGGTACTGGTCCCACACGTGCAGGGTCGGGACGGTCTCCCACCCGTGCCGGTCGTGCGCGTTGGCCGGGACCTCGGTGGCCTCGCCGATCACGATGAACGGGTACGGCACGTTCTCCGGCAGGTAGTCGTAGACGGAGACGCCGAGCGTCTGCAGCTGGGCGTCGGCGACGAGCAGGGACCGGATGGCGCCCTGGATCGCGAGCATGGGGGAGACGGGCGGCGGGATCGTCACCTCAGGGCCCTCCGCACCTCGTCGGTCAGCCGGGCCTTGTAGCGGCCGCGCTCGGCCTCCAGAGCGGGACGGAGCGCGGGCCGGGCGGTGATGCGGCGGGTGCCGTACTCCAGGAACCGGGCGTAGTACTCGGTGTCGTTGTGCCAGCCGACGACGGCGGTGAGGTCGTCGTCCTTGTACTTGATGTCGACCTTGTCGTGCAGGTTGCGGGAGTCCTTGGCGACGTCGCGCTGGGTGTCGGCCTTGACCGCCTCGGCGGACTCCTTCACAGCCTTCTGCAGTGCCTTGACGATGTCCTCGCCGAGGTCCTCCAGCTGGGTCCGCAGCCGGTCCATCCCGAGGATTTCCACGGTCATCCCGGTACGGGCCATCTCACGCTCCCTCGCGCTCGATCAGCTTGCACTCGGCCTTGCGGTAGCGGGTGGAGGACGGCTCGACGACGGACGTGACCTTGAGGACCTGGCCGCCTCCGCGCAGCTCGTCGCCGCGCGCGACGTCGGCGGCCGGCAGGAGGAACACGTCGTGGGTGTGCTCGGCGCCGGCCTGCTGCGCGAGCAGCCGGTCAGAGGCGGACGGCTGGTCGACCTTGCCCCGGACGTCGTCCTCCTGGCGGACGAGGGTGGTCTCCTGGCCGCCGTAGCCGTCGTCGACGGTGACCGGCCGCCACACCTGCAGCGTCCGGTTCAGCCACCGGCCGACGCTCATGTCCGGGCCCGGTAGGCGCCGAGCGTGCGCCGGTCGGCCGCGGTGAGCTCCATCCCGAGCGCTTCGGCGGAGAACGAGCGGGAGTGGTCGCCGAGGGTCTCGGCGGAGAGGAATTCCGGGTTGGACCAGCCGGCCGCGGACAGGCGCAGGCAGATCCGTTTCGGGCCCGGGGGGACGGGGGCGTAGCCCGGGGTGTAGACGACCTCGATCGCCCGTTCGTGGGCGGGCCAGTCGGCGCCGCGGCGGTGCAGGACCCCCGAGGCCGACCAGGTGTAGTCCCGGTCCTTGCCGAACACGAGGTCCTCGTCCTCATCGACGAGCCGGACCGAGGCCACAGCGGTCACGGGCCAGCGCGGCAGGATGAGCTTCCGGGAGCCGCTCGCGGGGTGGTACCGGGGGTCCTCGTCGGTCGGGCCGTCGAGGATGACGGTGTCGGTGGACTGCTCCAGGGCCTGGCCGACCTCGTCCTCGATCACCCCTTGCGCGAGCTCGATCAGGAGCTCGGCGGTCGCGGTCTCCTCGTCGGTGAACGAGTCGATGCGCAGGAGGCGGCGCAGGTCGTCCGCGCTGGCGTACGCCATCAGTCCCCGGTCCCCTCGTCGTCGTCCTCGTCGCGGCGGCGCTCGAGCTCGGCAGCGACGGTGGCCCGGATCTCCTCCTTGAGGCGGGCGTCGCCGAGGTCGATGTCGTGCTCGGCGGCGTAGGCCTTGAGCTGGTCGACGGTCATCTCCTCGACGGCCACCGCGTCACCCGGCGGCGGCGGCGTGGTGGTGGTCTTGGCGGGACGGCCGCCGCGCTTCTTCTTCGGCTCCTCGAGGGGCCGGCAGTCTCCGGCGGCGACGCGCTGCTCGGCGTCGTCGTCGTCCATGTCGAGGATCGAGCCCTCGGGCTGGGTGCCGTACTTCGGGTTCACCATGAGACGGAGCATCTCGACTCGCATGGTGGTCCTCCTGTGGTCCTGGACGCGGCCGGGCCCCGCCATCGATGGCGGGGCCCGGGCGGCCGTGAGCGGGGGGGGGAAGGGGTCAGGGCTTGACGCGGCCCTTGCCGCGGACGACGGTGACGCCGAACGAGGCGTCGCCGGTGCCGGCGTCGGTGGCCACGGCGCGGATGTACCGCTTGACGCCGTGGTAGCCGATCACCGTCACAGTGGACGCGGTGAGGGTGGCGGGCTCGGTGCCGTCGAGGTCGGCGTTGGCCACCGCGGTGTACCCGGAGCCGAGGGTGTCGGACTCCTGGACCTCGATGGAGAACGCGCCGTTGGCCACCGCGCCGGTGGAGATGACGACGGCGGCCGCGTCGTAGTTCGCCAGGTCCACCCCGGTCCCGGTCGCGGTGTCGGTCCGCGCGGCCGGGGTGAGGGTGGCGGCGATGTCGATGCTGTTCTTGATGTCGCTGCGCATGGGTGCTGCTCCTGTCTGGTGTGGGCCTGCGCTGGACGGGGGGGCCGGGGTTACGGCACGACGTCGTTGGACTGCAGGCGCACGAACGCCTCGGCGAGGACGGGCATGCCGTCGGCCTCCTGGCGGCCGATGAACCCGACCTGGTTCGTCTCGGCGTACAGCTCGTTCAGGCGCTGCACCTCGAACTGCAGGGCCTCCGCGATCCAGTAGTAGGAGAAGTCGCCGAGGATGCCGACGTAGTCGCCGTCGCCGAACGTCGACGGGGCGAACTCGGACATGATGAACGGCAGGTCCAAGATCTTGTCCGGCTCGCCGTCGGCCAGGCCGGCCCGCCAGATGTAGTTCCCGTCGCCGTCCTTCAACTTGCGCACGGACGCGATCATCAGCCGGTGGAACAGCCACTGCGCCTTCTTGTGGTACGCGCCCTTGAGCGTGTACTTGGCGGTGATGAGGTCGTCCGCGGCGTTGCCCGCGGCGACGTTGACGAACCCGGTGCCGGAGGTGGAGATGTCGATGTCCCGGCCGGTGGGGATGCCGTCGGCGTGGGCGGTGAACAGGCCCAGCGGCTTCTGGTTGCCGTCCCCGACCATGTAGGCCTTCTCGGCGGTGACGCCGAACTTGTACTCCATGCGCTCACGGACGAGGGTCTCGGGGTTCGTCGCCGAGGACCGCATCAGCTTGCGGCTGATCTTGACACGCTTGGCCACCGGGTGCGGGCGGAGCTCGCGCTTGCCGAACCGCATGCCGTCGTCCTGGCTGCCGGTGGCGAGCTCGCTCGTCCACTCGGCGTCGCTCAGGTCGGTGTCGAGGGTGGGCACGCCGAGGGACTCGGCCGTCGTGAGCTGGTGCACGGTGGCCAGGCCGCGCAGCGCGACCATGTCGTCGATGCCCTTGAGGAGTTCCTTGACGAACTGCTGCGGGGCGACGAGGAACCCGCCCTCGGGGTCGTGGCCGGCGTTCAGCGCGCGGGCCTGGCGCTCGGTGAGGACGGACCGGCCGCCGAGGAAGTAGGCGCGCAGGGCGCCCATGGCCTCGTCGCCGCCGCGGGTGCCGCCGCGCTCCAGGTCCTCGCGTGCGCCGTCGGCGCGCTCGTCGTCCTCGAGCTTCTCGGCCCGCTCGATGGTGCGGTCGACGCCGTCACGCTCCTCCATGAGCTTGTCGAACCGCACCTCCTCCTCGGGCGTCATCGCACGGCCCTCGGTCTCGGCGGTCTGCATGATCGCTCGGGCGTCGGCGCCGAGCTTGGTGCGCTTGGTGCGCAGCTCCCGGATGTTGGCCATCAGGGTTTCCCTTCGGTGGGTGTAGGTGCCCCGCGCGGCTGCGCGGCGCGGGGGGATCAGAGTCCGGCGAGCCGGAGGAGGCGGGCGGTGTCGACGAGCGGGGCGGCCCGCTCGTCGTCCTCGTCGGTGCCGCCGGCCGCGTCGAGGAGCTCGGTGAGAGCGTCACGCGCGGCGGAGACGAGGCCCTTGTTCTTCTTGGACAGCACCGCGCCCGCGCGGGCGGTGTCGAGCTCGGCGAGCCGGGACAGGACGGCCTGCACGGTCTCGTCCGGGGCGGCGCGGACGTCGAGGCCGCGGGCGATGTCGAGGGCGCTGCGCCCGGATTCGACGATCGCGTTCGGGTCCATCGGGAGCGGGACCGCGCTCACTTCGAACAGCTCCCAGCCCTCGGGGACGCCGGCGTCGTCGATGTTCCAGACGTCGAACCCGATGGAGAACGCGTTCATGTAGCCGCCGCGGTACTTCCGTTCGACCGTGCGGGCGAACTCGTCGTCCTGGTCGAAGGAGATCGTCATCCGCAGCTTGTCGTCGTCGATCCACGTCTTGTCGGACCGGCCGATCGGCAGGCCGTCACGGCCCCAGTAGGAATGGCCGTAGCCGACGACCGGGTTGGCCTCGAACCGCCCGAGCTCGGCGCCCTTCATGGTCAGGTTGAGGCCGTCGCCCTTGCGGCCTTCGGTCGCGGCGATGATCGTCAGCGGCTTGCCCGCCTCGTCTCCGTCGGCGCGCTGGACGTAGCCGCGCACGTAGTGCCTCATCGGTGCCTCCTCGGTTCCTTGATCTGGCGGTCGCGCGGGGGGACGTCCTGCTGGCGCGGCTTGAACGTGGCAGTGCGCAGCGGCTCGCGGCTGGAGCACGGCTCCCTTGTGTGCCACCACGCGCCGGACGGGCCGCTCTCGGCCGGGCCGCCGCAGTTGCTGCAGGTGCCGGCCGTGATGCGCTGGCTACTCGACAACGGGGATCACCTCGCAGTTGCAGCCCGGGTGTACGGGCGGGTGGAAGGTGTCGCGCTTGGCGACGAGCTTCTCGCCGTCCTCGTCGCCCTCGACGTCATCGCCCTTGGCGACGAACGGCGTCTCGATCTCCCGGACGGCTCCGTCGAGGCGCTGGCAGTACGGGCAGTTCTTCGACCCGCGCGCCACCCACTGGACCGACTTCACGCCGGCCTCTTTCCACGTCTCGCGGGCCGCGGCGTTCGGCAGCTGCGCCGACTCCCAGCGCGCGGTCTGCGCGGGCCGCTCCTCCTGCCACTTCGCCAGCCGCTCGACGACCGCCTCGGCGATGTCCTCCGGGGTCCCCTCGGTCTTGTCGACCACGGCCCGCAGCTGGCCGTACGACGAGGACACCTGGTACTGGGCGTGGGACAGGGCGTAGGCCTGCGCCCACATGGACAGGTCGACGGGGTCCTCGAACGCGACTTCCTCGGCGGCCTGGACGGCGACGTCGTCGGCGAACTGGGTCATGAGCGGGACCCACAGTTCGGCCAGCCGCTCCATGATCGGGCCGTCCTCGGCGTACAGCAGCCGCAGAGCGGTGAGGAAGGCGGCGAGCGACCGGTGCCGGCCGCGCTCGGGGGTCAGGTGTTCGGCGACCAGGGCGCCGACCTTCTTGGCCTCGAGGTCGGCTACCTCCTGGTCGGACTCCTCGATCTTCGTCCCCCACCGTTCGGCGAGGGACTCCCGTACGGTCTGGCGTCCGGCGAGCATCCGCGCTGTGCGCGCGACGCGGGCGCCGTCCGCGGTCTCCAGAGCGAGGCGGCTGCGGCCGGCGGGCACCATGTTGAGTGGGACGAGGTAGTCGTCGCCGCCCGGGACCGGGTTCATGTTCTCCCGGTCGCGGACGTCGTTGGCGGACAGCCATCCCCAGTTCCGCCCCACCGCGTAGGCCTGGTAGCGGGTGAGGGTGTCGCCGCGGAGCAGTGAGTCGACGAGGTGCTCGGCGTAGTACCGCTGGCGCTCCTCGGGCAGCAGCAGCTGGGTGAGGATCGCCTGCTCCCACCGGACGAGCCACACGTTCAGCGCGGACTGCACGTAGTCCAGGCCCTGCTGCTCGATGTTGGAGAACGTGGCCCGGTCGAGATCGCCGATCTTGTGGGGCGGCAGCCGTAGCCACCGGGCCATCTCGGTCACCTGCAGCTTGCGCGTCTCGAGGAACTGGGCGGAGTCGTTGGGTACGCCGACCTGCTGCCAGGTGACGCCCTCCTCGAGGATCGCCACGCGGTGCGCGCGGTCGATGCCGCGGTGGATGTTCTCCCAGTCGTCCGCCATGCGGGTCCTGGCCTCGGGGGAGAGGTTGCCCGGGTGCGACAGGGCGCCGCCGGGCGCGGCGCCGTTCGAGAACACCTTGGCGCCGTGGTGTTCGGTCGCCAGGCCGAGGCCGATGGCGTTGGCGGCGAGGTCGACGACCGGGTAGCCGCGCACGCCGTCGAACCCGAGGCCGGAGATGTGCAGGACCTCGTGGGGCAGCAGGACGGTGTGGATGCCGTTGACGTCGTCGTCGTACCGGTAGCGGCGTTCGAACCGTCCGGCGCCGGTGCGCTTCACGCCGATCGTCAGCCGGTCGGGGCGCAGCGGCCAGATTTCCTCGATCACCCCGGTGCGGGGGTGCGAGACGACGTGGGCGACGCCGTCGCCCCACGTGATCGCGTGCCCCATGAGCGTCTCGCGCAGCCACGTCGAGCTCATCATGTCGTTGGGCTGGTCGTGCAGCAGCGCGTACAGCGGGTGGCTGGTGGCGCGCTGCTTACCGCGGGGCCTCAGCCGTTCGTAGAGGAACAGCGGCAGGGCGCCGACGTCCTCGGACAGGACGCGGACGCCGGCGAAGAACGGCGCGTAGGTCAGGGCCGTGTCCTGGTCCACCCGGATCCCGGCGGAGTTGACCGACCCGCCGCGCATCCAGTCCTCCACCCACTTCTCGGGGGTGGCCAGTCCGGACAGGGCGCTGCGCAGGAGCCCCATGGTCAGGCTCCCTTCTGCGGCTGGCCGGACGTGCGGGCGGCGCGGAGCTCGCCGAGGGCGCCGGCGATGCCGACGGCCAGGAGCACGAGGCCGGCCGCGGCGACGCCGAGCCAGGGGGCGAGCAGCCCGAGGCCGAGGCCCAGGAGCGTGATGCCGAGCAGGGCGAGGACGTCCCATCGGTCCATCCGGGCCTCCTTCGGGGTCAGAGGGCCATGCCCTGGGACTCGTAGATGGACGGGGCGGGCATGCCGCGCAGGCCGCCGTCGATGGCGAACAGCAGCGCGGGGATGCCGTCGATCCGCTTGCCGGTCTTGTCGCGGGCCGGCTTGACCGGGCGGATGCGGTCGGGGTCGTCACGAGGCGACTTGCACTCGAGGTTGTCGGCCATCCACCACGCGACCGGGTTCCCGAAGTGCGCGAGCTCGCGGCCCTTCAGCGCGCGCATGAGCTCGGCCATGGGCGGAGTCATGCGGGTGTACGTGGTGTCGGACTCCACCATCTTCAGCCGGGTCCGCTTGACGATCTCCTGCCGTACGGGCTCGCCGCACCACTTGTCGTACGTGACGTCGACGATCCGGTACAGCTGGTGATCGGTCTCGATGTCGTCGTAGATCGTGGCGTAGTCGATCGTGTCACCGTCGGTGAGCGTGACCCAGCCGTCGGCCGCCCACTCGGAGAACGCGCCGTCGGTGTGCTCGTCAAGGATGTCGGCCACGGACTCTGGTGCCCACATCCGCCACAGGACCTCGCCCGTCGGGAAGTACAGCGCCCACGAGGTCAAGTCGAGCTTGGACGAGAGGTCCAGGCCGCCCCAGCACCGCTGCCCCTCGAGGCGGCCCGCGATCCATCCGGGGCTCGGCGCGATCTCTCGGGCGTTCATGTCCCACAGGTCCATCGGGATCCAGCGGGAGACCTGGCTGACGCGCTGGTTCAGCCGGAACTGCCGGAACCCGTTCTCCGCCTTGTAGTTGGTGCGGGCCTCCTCGGCCTCCTCGCGCAGGGACTGGATCCCGAGGAACGTGCCGAGCGCCGGGTTGGGCCAGTACCAGTTGTCCTCGTCCCAGGGGTCGATGGACACCGGCAGGTCCGGACGCCCCGGGTACAGCCGGTGCAGCCGGTCCAGCTCGTCCTGCGTGCGCGGGGCCTTGCGGACGAACACGAAGTGGTGGGGCGCGCGCTGCGGCTGCTCCGCGACGCGGTCGGCCTCGTCGATGAAGTCGGCGCCGAAGCTGACGTGCTGGTTGGTCTCGGTCGTGATGGCCAGCATCAGGGCCTGAGTGCGGGCACCGGCCGCCGTACGCATGGCCTTCCACAGGCTGTCGTCCGGCTGGCTGAGGACCTCGTCCAGGATGAAGCAGTGCGGGCTGTGGCCGAGCTCGTTGTCGGCGTCGGCCGGGATCACTTCGTAGTGGGACCCGGTCCGCTCGTCGACGAGACGACGGACGTTCTTGATGTGCGTCAGCCGCTTCGCCAGGATCGGCGACTTGCGGACCATCTTCGTGCACGGCTCGAAGACCTTGCCCGCCTGCCGGGTCGTGGCCGCCGCGCCGTAGATCTCGGCCGACTCCTCGCCGTCGCCGCACAGCATGTACAGGGCGATGCCGGAGAGCAGGGCGCTCTTGCCGTTCTTCCTCGCCATGACGATCGTGGCGCGGGTGTACCGGCGGACGTACCGCCCCCACTGGTCGGACCAGTGGACCTCGCCGAACAGCGGCCGGATGATCTCGTGTTCCTGCCACGGCGCCAACACGAACTTCGTGTTGGCGAGGGCGCCGGCCGGGTGAACGAGCAGCTCGGCGAAGAACTTGACGACGCGGTCGGCACGCGGCTCGCAGTAGTGCGCGCCGCGCCGCTCGCACGTCTTGTCGTCGAGGGTGTACCCGCAGACGCCGCCCCTGCGCGAGGCCGGCCGCCACCGCTTGTGGTGGTTGAACGTCATCACCCGCCGGCGGCCGCGCGGGCGGGTGGCCGCCTTGCTCTTCGCCGGGCGGCGGGTCGTGGTCCCGGCGGTCATCGCGCCCTCCGTACGGTCAGGACAGCAGCCGCTCCGCTCCGGCCGGGTTGTCCTGGCCGCCGATCTTCAGCTGTGCTCGGTCACTCGGGGTCAGGCCGAAGCGGGCGCCGTACCGCTGCACCTGCGCGTCGGCCGAGTCCAGCGCGAGGAGCCACGCGTTCTTGCCGAGCCGGTGTCCGGTCAGGTCACCGTTCTTGTTGAAGACGGGGTGCTCGACGACGGCGCCCTCGGTGGCGACGTGCTCGGCGGCGTCGCGCCGGCGGGCGACGGCGTCGCACCAGTTGGCGTAGGCCTCGACGTCCCACGCGGTGAGCACGCCCTTGGCGGTGAGCTCGTCGGCCAGGGTGTGCCACACCTCGAGGGCCGCCTCGCCCAGCCAGGCCGGCGGCTGGACGTCGCCCTCGTCGGGCTGCGGTTCGTCGCGGTTGATCCGGTCGGCGCGGTCGCCGTGCAGAACGCGCAGGCCGGTCGGCTTGGGGGCGGGACCACGCTTACCCATGATCACCTCCGGTCACATTCGGTTACGGAGAGGGCTCGGGTACGGCGGATCCCGAAACCTGTCACGGCGTCTCTGGGCTCCCCCCCGCGTTCCGCGGGTCCCCGGGCCAGGGATCCGAGGCCCCCTCCCCCCGGCCGGGCCGTCACGATCAGTAGCGCGGCCCGCCGGCGTTCCACCCGCCAGGCTGGTGGCGGGCAGTCTCCTTCGAGTGACAGGAGGCACACAGGCCGCGGCCTCGGCGAGGGTCGTGCTCGTCCAGGCCGCGGGCCTGCAACTCCCTCTTGGACAGCGGCCAGTGGTCTGCCTGAGTGGCCGGAGCGGCCTTGCACAGCACGCACGTGGCGTCGCGCTCCAGGACGCCGGCGCGGAACCGCTGGACGTGCTCGGCGTTGTAGCCCTTGGCCGAGGCCGAGCGGCGGGGTCGGCGCTTGTCGTGCGGGGCGCACTTGGCGGAGGGGGGTGCCGCCATGGCGCCGCAGCCGGGGGTGGTGCAGCGCCGGGGGGCTCGGCTCGGCATCAGACGTTCCTGCGCGTCAGGAGCAGCCAGGCGCCGTAGAGGGCGCCGCGGATGCGCGGGACGTGCACGACCAGGGAGACGTGTAGGGGCCCGTCCGGGGCCCGCGCGCCGGTCGTGGCGTAGATGCCGGGGGAGTCCATGACGAACCAGGCGCCGACCCATCGCGGCAGCCCTGCGCCGTAGTGGCGGGCCTGAGGCGGGTTCACGGTCGTTCCTGTGGGGTCGATGCGAGGACCTCGCCGGGGACGATGCGGTACGGAGCGGGCTGGCCGGTGGGGTGCTGCAGGCGGAGCGTCCCGGAGTCGATGCTGTCGGCAGCGACCCACCCGGAGGCGTAGCCACAGGCGCACGCGTAGCTGACTTCCCCGGTGCTGCGGTACTGCATCCACCGGGATCCGTCGGGCTGGCGAGCGCCGGGGCCCGCGGGCTCAAGCTTCCTGGTCCCTGACAGTTGGTGCCTGAGGGTGCTCATGGGCGCCTCATCTCGTTGAAGGCGGTGCCGCTTCGGGGATGCCGACGAGGCGTAGGGCGCGGCTGCGGGTGGCGAGTTCGGCGCGGGCTACGTCGACGTGCGCGTACACGGGGTGGCCGCGGTCGTCGAGGCCGGCGGGGGCGAGGTGTCCGCGGCGGGCCCACTGGCGGACGGCGGCGGGGGTGACCTCGGCGGCGCCGGCGGAGAGGAGGCGGCGCCAGCGGGTGGCTTGGGCGGCGGCCTCGGCGGCGGTGTAGAGGGTGGCCACGGCTCACCTCCGGAACGGCGACGGCCCCCTCGTCGAGGGGGCCGTGGTGGTGTGTGGGCACACGTGTGCTGTTGGCAGCAGTGTGACGCTAAGTGGCGATCATGTCCAGCCGGGTTCAGCGGGTCGGCGGGTCGGGCGGGCTCGCGGTCTCATGCTCGGTGGGCTGGTAGGGAACAAACTGGTGGCGGCTGACCACCGGGTCGGTGGTGCGCGGGTACAGGCCGATACCCCAGGCGAGGCGGTAGCCCTTGGCTGCTTGCGCGACGGCTCGTCGGATGGCGTCCTCGGGAGCGGTCCCGTTGCGGGTGAGGGTGGCGAGGTCGGCCACGAGGGCCGCGTCGAGGGGCACGGCGAGATGGAGCGCGGCAGGTGTCGCGGTGTCGCGCGACGGTGTGGTGGGGTCCGGTGAGGACGCCGCGGCCGGTAGCGCGACGGTGAGGATGTCGGGCGCGACGGGGGCGCGACGGTCCTGGTTAGGGGGTGTCGCGGTGACGCGCGACAGTGCCTGGATGTCGCGGTAGACGACGTCCTTGGTGACGCCGAGGCGCTCCGCGATCTTGCGTTGCGACATGTTGTCGCGGAGCAGTTCGGCGACTGCCGCGCGACGTTGCGCGATGGTGAACGCGTCGGTGGGGGTGGTCATGACGCTTCCTGGGTGAGGTGGTGGTGGGCGGCCAGGAGGACGCCGATGCGGGCGAGTGGGGGCATGACGGCGGCGCGGTGGTCGTCGTACTCGTCGGGGGTGAGCAGCAGTCCGCACGACTCGCAGTCGATGTAGGACTCCCAGTCGACGCGGCCGAGCGTGAACGCGGCGCAGGACGGACAGGGGGCGTCGAGGGTGTGGCGGCGGGGCTCGGTGCTCGTGATGTCTCGTACGCGGCGGACGAGGTCGTTGAGCTCGGCGTGCAGAAGGGCCACCCAGGAGGACCTGACGACGTGGCCGAGGTGGCGGGCGAGGTAGGCGGCGTACGGGGCGCTGGGGTTGATGGGCGGGAGCATGTGGCCGAGGTCCTCGGCGAGTTGGTCGGCCCACGCGTGCAGGACGGCGTGGATGGGCTGTTGGTCGCTCTGGTCGCCGGCGGTGTCGCGTACGGGCCCGGGCGCGGCCGGGCCGAGGAGGTTGAGGACGTCACCGCGTACGGGGAGCGGGGAGTGCGCGCGGCCGGCGCCGCCGTACCCCTGCGCGGGGCGGGAACCGAGCTCCAGGGACGCGGTGAGCAGCACCATCTGGCGGGGGATCTCGCCGAGCCAGCCGCGGAGGCGGTGCTCGCAGCGGGCGCACGCCGTACGGGAAGGCCCGGCGTCGTGCGTGCAGATCAGGCAGAGGCTCACGGGCTCTCCTGCGGGTCGATGATGGCGCGGAGGGCGACTGCGTGCGGGTGCTCGGCCTGGGGGGCGCCGTGCTGGAGGCGGACCGAGGCGTCGAGGTCGTCGCACCAGGCGCGCACGCGGGTGACGGTGTCCTGCTCGGGCCACTCGACGCGGGCGTCCGGGTGACCGCGGACGAGGTCGTCGACGGACGCGGCGCCGGTGATCAGGCCGCCCTCGACGTCCTCGACGACGAGGCACCGGCCGGAGGGGAGCAGCGCGCCGTCCAGGGGCGCCCCGCGGCCGGGGTGGAGCCGGAACCCGATCGCGTACGAGCCTGCGGGCTCCGGAACGCGGAGAGCGGTGAGGGCGGCGTAAGCGTCCCCGGAGTAGCAGATGCGATCGTGGGGGTGCGCCGCGTCCCATGGGCGGTTCGGGTTGTTCCATTCGTAGATCGCTGCGGCCACCGAGGCCAGCCGGCGCTGCTCCTGCTCGGTGAGGTCCTCGGAGAGGCTGGCGATGTGCGCGCGGGTGGCCTCGACGTCGCTCGGGTGGGCGGCGGCACCCTGGTCGAGGGCGGCGGCGTACGCGGCGGTGGCCTGCTGCTCGGCAGCGCTGCCGGGGGCAAGAATCTCGCGCAGCTTGACGCTGGCCGCTGCGACGGCCTCGGCCTCCGAGGTGCCCGCCGAGCGCTGGTCCATGTCACTGGCCCAGGCGGCGCAGACAGCGGCGACCTGGACCAGCTCGGCGCGCAGCCGAGCCGGGTCAGACTCGGCAAGGGCCTCGTGGACCGCCTTCAGGAGGATCAGCGACCAGCGGGGACCGCCGTCCGCGATGACGGCGTCCATCTGGCAGGCCTCGCGGGCCGTATTGGCCTTCTCGGCGTACCCGGGGCGGCCGGTGCCGTCGGGGTGGCGCTGCTCCCCGAACCGGGCGATCTGCGCCTGACGTTCGGCGTCGACGTCGTAGGTGAAGCGGCGCAGGCCGGGGGTGTGGATGAGGGTCGGGAACATGTGGTTCTCCTGGTGGGGGTGTGCGCGGGCGGTCATCACGCCGTACGGGCGCGGCGGAGGTTGCGGCGCTCTCGCTCGTCCAGGCCGCCCCACACGCCGTGCTCCTCGCCCCGGTTGAGCGCCCACTGCAGGCAGGCTCCGCGGAACGAGCACTGGAGGCAGATCTCCTTGGCGTACCGGGTGGTGGCGGAGTTGACGCGCTCGGGAAAGAAGGTGTCCGGGTCGGTCTGGGCGCACAGACCGAGGCCGTGAAACCCGGGGGCCGGGGCGGAAGGGGTGCTCAAGGGCATGGGCATGGCGGTCTCCGGTGCGGTTGGCGGTCAGGCAGCTGCGGGCTGGCGGGCGGGTCGGGAAAGGTGGCCGTGCTGGTAGCCGAGGGCCACGGCGCGGCACCTTGAGGAGTGGTCCGGCTCTCCGGGGCGGGCCGCGTCCAGGGCGTTGCAGAGGCGGCGCACGTAGTTGACGGCGGTGGGGACACTGACGCCGAGCGCGAGGGCCAGTTCGGGGTTGGTTCGCCCGGCGGCGAGGTGCTCCAGCACTCGGGTCTCGAGGTCGGGCAGGTGGATCGGCGCGCGGGGTTCGGCCGGCAGGGAGTCCAGCCATCCGGCCCGGTAGGCGATGGCGACCAGTTCGGGCGAGTTACTCGCGCCGGTACGGGCGCGCAGGCGCCGGATGCGTTGGCGGACAGTGGCGGCCGGGGTGCTGGTGGCCTCGGCGATCTCGTTGCCGGTGCGTCCGCGGGCGAGGCCGGCCAGGATGGGGAGGTCGTGTTCCCACAGACCCGGGGCCGCCTGGACGAGGGTGCGGCCGACGTTGGCACGGATGACCCACCCGTCGGCGCGCAGGGCGTCGACGGCGGACCGGCCGAGGCTGCCAGCCTCCTCGGGGGTGATGCGGGTGCCGAGGCGGCTGAGGATCTGAGCGGCGATCACGGCGGCCACGGCCGCGGGCACCGCTCCAGCGTCGTGGGCGGTCACCGCTGCCACCCCTGCCAGCGGGCGGCGCGGACACCGGCCCGCCTCCGGGGCTGCGCCGTACGGCGGGGCGCGGGGCGGGTGCAGGTCGCGGCGTGGGGCATGGCGCGCCACTCGGCGCCCTCCAGGGTCGGCCGCTCGGTGGTGAGGACGCGGACGCGGAGGCGCCCGGTGCCGTCGGTGTAGGCGCCGAGGTTGCCCGCGGAATTGGCGAGCGCGTTGACGGCCTGGCGGCGGCCTGCGGCGGTGGTGGCCCATCGGATGGGCTGGCCGCACGACGGGCAAGGCGTCGAGCCGTGAGGCGTGGACATCGAGTCTCCAGGGTCGTGAGGGTCAGGTGAGGGTGGGTCAGCCGGTGCCGGTGGAGCGCTCGCGGTCGGCGGCGTCGCGGCAGTCGGGGCAGCCGCCGGCGGAGTCGGCCCGGTACGCCCGGCCGCACTCGCAAGTGCGCAGCGGCGCGAAGGGGTCCGCGTGGGGCCGAGAGCCCTGAGAGTCCCGTGGAGCGTTCCGGGGGGCCGTGGGCGCTCCCGAGGGCAGCGGGATCATGAACGCGCCCTGGATGGGCCCCGAGGACTCCCCACGGGCCTGTTGGGCGCGGCGCTCGCATCCGGTGCACACCATCCGGTCGGACCGGATGACGGGCTGGCCGCAGCCGCCCGCGCAGCGGCGGTGAGGCTTCTCGGGCTGCTGAGGGATCGTCTTGTCGCTCGCGGGCCCGCGCCCATGTGCGTCCTGTAGCTGAGGTACAACCTCAGCCACCTCATGGGGTAGTACCTGGGTACTTCCTGGGTGGTCGGGGCACTGTGCCCCCACCCCCTCGGGGGACTGTCCCCCTACCTGAGTAGGGGCACTGTCCCCCCACCCCTCTTCGGCCGACCTAGGGGCACTGTCCCCCGAGGTAGAGCCCTGAGAGGTAGGGGCACTGTCCCCCGAGGTATCGGTGCCGGGGGTAGGGGCACTGTCCCCCGACCCCTCAGCAGCCTGGGCGGCTTTGCGGGCAGCGGCGGCCGCGCGGCGCTCCTTCTTCTGCTGCTGCGCGATCCACACGAGGCCGGCGGCGCGCTCCCAGTCCGGTGTGGGGCACAGCAGCAGGGCGTACATCACGGCGCGGCCGCGGGTCTTGCCCTGGCCGTGGCCGTCCTCGACAACGGCCAGGACGCCGGCGGCCACGGCGGCCTGCAGGTAGAGGCGTACGTCCTTCTGGTCGCTGCGGCAGGCGGCGGCGATCTGCGCGAGGGTGATGGCGGCGCCGTCCCGCTCGTACCGCAGGCGGCCGTCCGCCGAGGCGAGCGTGCGCAGGGCGTACAGGGTGGTGAGAAACCCTCCGGTGAGGGGGCGGGGCATGGCCGGAGCCCACTGGCGTGCGAGCGCGTTGCCGTAGGCGTGCGCGACGCTGCTGCCGCTCGGCCTGCGCTGCTGCTCGTCGTCCACGGGGTGCCTCTCAGGTCGGTGCGGGTGGGGCTGGGCGGGCCGGGACCGCGAGGGGTCCCGGCCGGAGCCGTCAGGAGGTGGTGCAGGCCTTCTTGAGGCGGCGCATGATCGGGCCGGGGACGGCGAGCTGCACGGACGCGACGTTCCAGCGCATCCGGCGGTCGTCGCGGACGATCCACCCGCGCTGTTCCAGCACGTTCAGGGAGACGACGACCTGTCCGGGGTGCAGCCCGGTGAGGTCGATGAGACGGCCCATGCGCGGCTGGTCCTCGTCGGCGATGTGGCCGGTGGCCCAGTCGGCGTGGGTGGCCAGCGTCAGCGCGACCAGCTTGGTGTGGCGGTAGAGGTGGCTCCCGTTGATGCCGCGCTCCCACAGGGCGCGGAACGGCGCGTCGAGGGTGGGGTCGTGGGGGCCGGGGGCGATGAGCGGGTGCGCCTGGCGGCGGAAGACGTCGGCGGGGGTCGGGACGGTGCTCACGGGCTACTCCTGAAGGTGCGGAGGCGGGGCGGTGGTACGGGTGTCGAGGTAGTTGCCGGGCGGCCATCCGGGCCCGGGCGGGGCCTCGGGGCGGCCGGCGAGGGCGGCGGGGGTGTGGCGGTCGCAGCGCCAGCCGACGAGGTACAGGCGCGGCCGGCCGAGGCCGTGTGGGCCAGGGAGCTCACACGGCCGGAACGGGTGGCGGGTCATGGCCGGGGGCGGATGGTGCCGCAGTGGTTGCACTCCACCCGCCCGGGACCTGCCGGGTAGTGGGGGGTCTGCAGATGGCCGCAGCGCGGGGTGTCGCAGGCCACCCAGACGTACCGGCGGGGGGCCGGGACGACACGGACGAGCCGCACACGCGGGCGGGGGAAGAAGAACCGGCGCAAGGCCCGACCGCTGGCGACCGTGAGACACACGGTGCCGACGAGGACGGTGGCTGCGCCGAGGAGGAGCAGGCCGAGGACAGCCAGGGCCAGGGCGTCACGCACGGCGGTCCCCGATCGCGCGGATCTCGGCGAGGGCCAGCCCGTACGCCTGGCACGGGCCCGGGCAGTACCACCGTCCGGGCTCGCGGGAATAGGGCCAGACGACGTGGACCATGCGGGCCGTGGGCTGCGGGGCCGAAGCGAGCTCGCCGCACCCCGACACCGGACAGTCCCGGCCGGTGGGCACCGGCGCCGGCGCCGTCGGCTCCCCGACCCGCCCGCCGTTCCACCCCTGTCGGGCGGCCCGACGCTCACGGTTCCGGGCGTTCAGCGCGTCGCGGCACGGCTGGTACGCAGGAACCTTGCGCGTGCGGTGCTGGTTGTAGCCGCGGGGCGTGCCGTGCTCGATGGTGTCAACGGGCAGCGCCTCGACGGCCGGTCGCGCGGCCGTGCTGTCCACGCGGGCGGTGCGCGCCCGGGCCTTGTCCGTCTGCACGGTGGCCCAGGCAGCGCGGCGCGCCTGGTGGACGGTGTCACGGCGGTAGCGGGTACCGCCGTGACTGGTGCACAGCCGCCCGGGCCCCGAGTTGCAGTCCGGGCACTGCACGGAGAGCTGAGGAAGGGTGAGCGCCGGAGCCTCCATCACGCGTCGGCCTCCGGGTCGTAGGAGGCCTCGGCCACGACGGCCGTGACGGTGTAGCCGGTGGGCGTCTCCTCGTCACCGATCCGGACGGTCAGCTCGCACACGGACTCCGGCTCGTCCTCGTCGACGGAGGCCCACACGAAGAGCAACGCGACGTCCGCCGGGTGCTCGTCGCTGACGAGGTCCTCGCAGTGCGCCCGGGCGGCCTCCGCGTTCGCGTACAGGCCGACCGGGAACGGGCTGTGCTCGTACGCGACGCGGAAGACCGTGACGGCCCCGGAGGAGGCGGCGGGCGTCAGCTGGGCGGCGGCCAGGGCGAGCGTGGCGTGGCCCCGCGCCTCGGCGGCCAGCGCGGCACCCACAACGGGGTCGGCGCCGTCGCCGTACGTCCAGTGGTGGGCCATGCCCAGGAGGCGTTCGGCCTCGCGGTAGTGCTCGGGTCCGGTCATCCGTACAGCTCCATCTCGGTGTCGTTCTCCTCGCGCTCGTCGCACTCCGGGCACCCGCAGTAGGTCCAGGAGCCGTCGATGAACTCGGCGTGGCACTCGTCCCCGTCGGGTCCGTCGTCGGTGTCGAGCGGCTGTCCGTCCTCGCCGCGCTCCGGCCGGCGCGCGGCCGGGATGGTGATCAGGGACATGTCCTGGCCGCAGCCGGGGTGCGGGCAGCGGAACGAGTCGCTGTCGTACGGCCGCCACCACCGCCCGCCGCAGACCAGGCAGACCATGAGGGACTGGGTGGTCAGGTCGGACGGGCAGCCACACGCGTCGCGGGCGCCGCCGCACTGCTCGTTGGGGCAGAAGTCCGTGGGGTCGGTGGCCATCAGGCGTCCACGGTCGGGAAGGCGGGTCGCCGGACGGCGGAGGGGCGTTCCCGCCTCCACTGGATCGCCATGTACCGGGAGCCGTCCCGAGACGTCCGCGTGCTGACCTGCACGTTGATGTCGGTCGGCATGACCAGGCCCGGCACGTGCGCGAACTCCATGTGCTCGGTGCCGCGCAGGTGCTCGCCGCTCCAGGTGTCGGGCAGCCAACCGCCGAGCTGGCGGTAGACGTGCCCGTAGTAGTCCGGCTCCAGGTCCTCCACGACCGGGCCGATCAGCGGGACCAGCCCGTACGCGGTGAACCGGACCTCGGCACGGTGCGGCGCGGGGGTGGACTCGCCGCCCTGGGCGGTGTCCTTCCCCCGCGTGAGCTGGGCGAGGATCTCAGCCCGCTCGGCCAAGAGGTCGCGGACGTCCCGGTCGAGCTGCGCGACGGTGCGGTACGAGCGCTGGCCCGCCAGGATCTCGGCGACGCGGTCGGTGGTGAGCATCAGCGCTCACCACCCGTACGGCGCGACGAGGAGCGGGCGGAGTAGGTGAGGGCGGCCCGGACGGCGAGGACGCCGAGGACCCAGGCGAGGACGGCGCCAGCGGCGATCACGCGGCGGCCCCCTCGTCCACGGGGGCGAGCGGTCCGCCGGTGAGCTCGACGAGCAGGGCCTCGCGCTCACGCACCCACATCGGGCACGTGTCGACGTCGACACCGTCGAGGACGTAGAGCTGCTCGCCGGTCGCGGTGTGGCCGGCGGTGCGCCAGTGCGAGCCGTCGGCGGCCCGAACGAGACGCGAGGCCTCGGGCGGGAGTTGGGTACGGTGGATCATCACGGTTCCTCGATTCGAGGTTGAGGTGCCGAATACGGGGCGCCGAGGCCATGGCCCGGCCTCGGGCCCCGGTGGTTCAGGAAGCGCGCGCGCCCTTGGGGCGGATCTGCGCGAGAGACCGGGGCGCCTTGTCTGCGGCAGCAGCGCGAGGCCTGCGCCGGTGCATTTCCTTGATCTCGGTGAGGTCGTCGTCGTCGAACACGACGGCGACGCCGATCTTCTGGTGAGGCAGCCGAGCCAGGTTGTCCGTGAGGTATCGCTCTGCGCAGCCGAGGAGCTCGGCGGCCTCGCGGACCTTGTAGTTCCGGGAGAACGTCATCGGGAGCTCCCCTCTACGGAGAGGTCCTTGTCCGAAGCCTTGAGCTCCTTCTTGATGGCGGCGTACAGCCGAGCCGAGGGCTGGTTCCGCCCGCGCTCCACGTTGTAGATCGCCCACTTGCTGCAGCCCGCGGCTTCCGCGACGGCGACTACGGACTTGCCGCGTCCCTCGCGGAGGCGGCGGACCTTTCGGCCGTCAACCTTGAGGCTCAACATGACTCCAACATACTCCAACATTGGAGTTGGTCAAGCCGAAATGGGAGCGATGTTGTCCAACCTTGGAGAATCTGTGATCCAACGTGGCCCTACGTTGCGGAATTGGGCCATCGGGTCATGGCGGTGTCGTGAAATCCGGCCATGTGGCTGGGAGGGCATTGGAGCAAGTTGGAGTCTGGCTGTACTTTGGCCGCATGACGGAGGCTGGGTATGGAGCTGAAGAGCTCGCGAGACTCGGCGACACAGTGGAGAGCTTCATCGCCGCACAGGGCATGCAGCTCAACGAGGTCGCCGAGCGTGCAGACTTTTCCATCGAGACCCTGGCCAAGATCCGCAAGGGGGTGCGCGTTCGCCCCGCCACGTATCGGAAGCTTGAACGCGCGCTCGGCTGGGCGGCGGGCGGCGTGGCCGTCGCGGCGGCCGGCGGCGAGCCGACCGTGGAAGCTGCCCAGCCGATTCCAACCGTGGCGCCAGTCGAAGAGCTGATCGACCCTCAGGCGGCAGCGATTCTCACGATCCTGGACGGACTCCCCGTCCGAGTGCAGGCCGAGGTGCTCCGCAGGTTGGGCGACCGCATCCCACCCGAGGCCCGGCGTACGGCCTAGCCGATGCGATCCGGCCAACCCGTGCCCGCTAGCGCCTCACCTGCGGTGTTCTCGTCCGTGTTCCCGCGGGAACACAAGGGCGGGCGCCAACGGGGATTCCCGGGCCCGGTCGGGCCTGGACGGGAAGGAACGTAAAGGTCAGCGCGTCTGCGCAGGTCAGAGGCCGCTTCGGAACAGGTTCGAGTCCGGTTCCGGGCACCACACGGCGGCCCCCCGCGCGAGCCCCCCGGGGCCCCGCGCCCCCCGTGAAGATCGAACACTCCTCGGAAAAGATCCTCCCCGAGCACTAGAGAGTTTCTTTTGCCTACGCATTACTCTTGACGCGAGGCCGCGCGCATGCGGCCCGCCATGGAGGAGTGAGATGAGGAGCAGCAACCCGGTCTTCTCGCGACGGGGGTTCAGCCGCGACAACGGCGCCGCGGGCTTCAACGGCCAGCAGCCGCAGGCCGGGGGCCCCGCCGTCGGAACGAACCCGTACGCGACCGGCAACCCGTACGCCGAGGGCGCGACGAACCCGTACGCGACCAACCCGTACGCCCCGCAGCAGGACACGCAGCTCGGCGCCCCGCAGGCCCGCGGCAACGTGATGACGATCGACGACGTCGTGAGCCGTACGGCCATGACGCTCGGTACGGTCGTGCTCACCGCCGTCCTGTCCTGGCTGCTCCTGCCGGTCGACCCCGCCAACCTGGGCAAGTCCTACGGCATCGCCATCGGCGCCGCCCTGGTCGCCCTCGTGCTGTCGCTGGTGCAGTCCTTCAAGCGCAAGCCGTCGCCGGCGCTGATCCTGGGCTACGCCGCCTTCGAGGGCGTCTTCCTCGGAGTGATCTCGGCCGCCGTCTCGACGTACATCGCCGACGGCGTGGTCATCCAGGCGGTCCTGGGCACGATGGCGGTCTTCGCCGGCGTCCTGATCGCCTACAAGATGGGCTGGATCCGCGTCAACCGCCGCTTCTACGGCTTCGTGATGGCCGCCGCGATGGGCTTCATGCTCCTCATGGTGACCAACCTGCTGTTCGCCGTCTTCGCCGGCGGTGACGGCCTCGGCTTCCGCAGCGGTGGTCTCGGCATCCTGTTCGGCGTCATCGGCATCATCCTGGGCGCCTGCTTCCTCGCCCTCGACTTCAAGCAGGTCGAGGACGGCGTGACCTACGGCGCGCCGCGCGAGGAGGCCTGGCTGGCCGCCTTCGGTCTCACCATGACCCTGGTGTGGATCTACCTGGAGATGCTGCGTCTGCTGTCGATCCTGCAGGGCGACGACTGA